CTATACTTTTTGATCCACAATAGATGCATTTGTTAGGATCATCGAAATGAACATGGGTATTAGATGGTGAAAAAAGACATGGGCGTCCATACGTAGTCGAATTACAATAAATACAGTGGCCCATAACTTAAATAATTACCCCATTTTGATTGTTTTTATTCAATTCTTCTTTTGGTGGTGTTCCAATTCTTACATTTATAATTCCATTATAATAATCGTCACGCAAAAGAACATTTTTTTCAATTTGTTCTTTAATTTCAAAATACGCTAAAGCCCACTTTGAGTTGCAAGTTTTTAAAATTTTAAATTCAAAGTTTTCTTTTCCGTATTTTTGAATGTCTTCATTCAAATCTTTGGATGAACTTGTATAATTTTTCCAATCAGACTCGGTTTGAGATATTCTGTTTCTTTTTTTGCCTTTTAAGGGTTTTCTTTTAATTCTAGAAAAACATTGTTTTTTACCAATATATTTTTTACTGGTAATCAAGTTTGTTATTTCGTAGATAAAACCAAAAGTTTCTTTATCTACGACCACGTTTTCATTTAAAACCCAATGACCTAAATTCATTATAAATCTTTTTTATTAAGAGTTCTTCTTGTTGTATATAAAACACCTTTAGGTTGTTTTTTCTTTTTTGATTTTTTATTTGGTTGAGCAGTAGACATGGCTGCTTTGATATTATCGGTATAACCTTTGTCTGGATTTAAAGACGTTGGATTACTAATTTCAAATCCAGCTTCAGGTGCTCCAAAAGCTCCACCAGCACCAGAAACATTCATTTCTTTTAATAATCCACTAACTAATTGTTGAAATTTGTTAAACATTGTGTATAATCGTAGTATCTATATTTATGGATATATTCAACAAATACAAAGAAGAAATTGCTGAAGATACTAAATTCGATCAAATTAATATTTTAGAAAAGCAACTTATGCTACCCGCTTTAAAACATAAATGGGTGTCTAGACTTATTGATCATAAAAGACAAAAAAATCATTTAGAAAGTAAAAGAAAAGATTTAAAAGAACAAGTTTTAAAAAGTTTAGAAAAAAACGGAATACCAAGTGGAATTCCAAAAGCATCTTTAAATTTAAAAGTAGAATCATCAGAACCAATTAGAAAAATTGATGAAGATATAGAAGAATTAAAACTCATAGTTGAATACTTGGAAAAAGTAGAAAAAATTATGAGTTCGATAACATTTGATTTAGGAAATGCAACTAAAATAATGGTAATGGAAACAACATAATGGTCAATTTATCACTTATAAAAAATAATAAGCAAGTCCAAATTAATACGGATGTATTAACCCTTAGTTTAATGAGGGAGTATTTTTCTATTTTAAATCCTGCTTATAGAAGTAATAAAAAATTTATACCAAATCGTTTACATGCCATTACACCATCAGGTAAATTTGAATTAGGACTATTGGATCATATATGTGCATATTTAGAATCTAATCAAATTCAATATAATATTGAAGAATCTCTTTATAAAAAATATAATAATGGTTTTAAAAATCCTACTATAGAAACATTATCAATTTCGTACAGAGACTATCAAAAAAAATCAATTGTTAATGCTTTAAAAAAAGGAAAGGGTGTGATTTCTATTCCAACTGCGGGTGGAAAAACTCTTATTATGGCAGGACTTATAAAAAGTTTTCGCAAAAACATCGAAAATGATAAAGCATTAACACTAGTAATTGTACCATCTATCCAACTAGTTGAACAAACAGCTTCGGATTTCACATCTTATGGTTTAAAAAATGTTACAAAGTGGTCAGGAAGCAACCAATTAGATATAAATGCGGAAATTATAGTTGCAGGTACACAAATTCTATTAAGCAATAAGACAGATTTATCAATTTTAGATAACATCGAGCTATTATTAATGGACGAAACGCACGGATTAAGAAAAGGAAACGAAATAAATAAAATTTTTAATTTAATTAATACAGATTTTAAATTTGGTTTTACTGGAACATTACCACCATCAAACATTGATCAATGGAATATTTTTGGAAAACTTGGTCCAGTTGTTTACGAGGAAAAAACATTAGATTTAAAAAACCAAGAATACGTTTCAAACTTTAAAATTGTAATTTTAAACATCCGACATTGTAATATTCCTAAGTTTAAAGTAAATACAGAGCGTCCAACCGAAGCATACAATCAAGAAATTGAATATTTAATGCACAATGAAAGAAGAAACGAAGTTATTGCCAAACTAGCCGATAGACTACCAAACAATACTATTATAATGGTGGATAGAATTGATCATGGGCTTAATTTGGAATCAAAATTAAAAGAAATTTGTGAGAAAAATAGACCAATATATTTTATTCAAGGATCAACCGACATTGAAGAAAGAGAAAATGTAAGAAATTTAATGAATAAAAAAAACAATGTAATAGTAGTCGCTGTTTCAAAAATTTTTAGTACGGGAATCAATATTCCAAATTTACATAACATTATTTTTGCATCTGCTGGAAAAGCAAAAATTAAAATTATGCAATCAATAGGTAGAGCATTGCGTTTACACCCAACAAAAACAATGGCTACTATTTTTGATATAGCAGATAACACGAAATATGGACAAATACATTTAAGCGAACGCATAAAACTCTATAATACAGAAAAATACAACTATGAAGAAAAAACAATCTAAATTAAAAAAAGATAACAAGACAACTAAATTAAAAAAAGATAAAAAAGTTGAAGTTATTAAACCAAAACCTTCTTTCTTTAAAAAAAGAAAGAAAAAAATTATTGATTACGATGATTTTATTGATGAAAACGAAGATTCTTCTTTAGAAGAAGATCTAGATGAAAATATCAGTTATGCATCTTCTATGTTTGACTCTGTAAGCGACCACGAAGAAGAAGAGGTGGAAGATGTTGAAGAAGCGGAAGAAGTTGAAGAAGAACCAGTAATTGAAAAAATAAAAAACAAAAAAAAACCGGATAAAAAAGTTTTTTACGTTGAACCTAAAAAGTTTGATGAAGAAATTGTAAAATTTTACGAATCTGGTATAATGACTAACGATTTAGCAGAAATGGTTAGTAAGATTTCAAACAAATTAAGCTATGCTCCCAATTTTATTAATTACAGTTACAGAGAAGAAATGGTCGGAGATGGTATTATTCGCATGATGAAAGCCTTAATATCTAAAAAATATAATAGAGAAAAGGGAACCAATCCTTTTTCATATTTTACAAGAATTGCTTTTAATGCTTTTCGAAATAGAATTAAAAAAGAAAAACATATACATGAAACTCATGAAAAATATCGCAGAGAATTAATGTCCATGTCAGAAGGATATAGTAATTTGCTTAAAAATAATAATATTCGAATCATGAAAGAAAGAGATAGATTGTTAGAATGAAACTAAAAAACAAAAAAATAGGAAGTTTTTCAGATATTCATCTTGGTTTAGGCCAAGACAGCGAAATGTGGCATGAGGTTAGTTTAAATTTTGCAAAATGGGCATCTCAAAAATTCTTAGAAGAAGGAATTGATGATATTTTTATACCTGGTGATATATTTCACAATAGAAATGAAATATCAGTAGAGACTTTATCTATTGCAAAACAATTTTTTGATTATTTTAAAGATTTTAATATTATTATTTCCACCGGAAACCATGATAGTTTTTTAAAAAACGATAGTAATATAAATTCAATATCTATTTTTGATGGTTGGAAAAATATAAAAATTGTTGATAAAACACCATTAATTTTAGAAACTGATTTTAATAAAAAAATAACATTTGTTCCTTGGGGATATGATATTGAAAAATTAGAAAAAGTTGATATCATCTTTGGTCACTTTGAAATAGTTTCATTTTATATGAATAACTATAAACAATGTGATCACGGGCTGTCTTACTCTAATCTTTTTAATAAAGCTAAATTGATTGTTTCAGGACATTTTCATAAAAGAGATCACAGAACCTATAAAGAAGGTGATATAGTTTATTTAGGAAGTCCATATCAACAAAATTTTGGAGCAGTTGCAGAAGATAAAGGAATTTATATATTTGATTTAGAAAAACATTCTTTTTCTTTTATTGAAAACACATTATCACCAAAACATTATAAAATATCGGCTAAAAAACTAATCAATGATGAATATGAAGTTGAAGAACTTAAAAAAATTATACACAATAATATCGTTGCATTGGTTGTCGATCTAAAAATAGAACATGATATTATATTGGGATTAAACACAAAAATTAACAACATGAATCCACTAGTATATCGTTTAGAATATCTTGAAAATGAAGAAGATATTCAAAAAATTTCAAACGAAGAAAACTTTAATAGTGGTGATTTATTAAAAGATATTGAAGAATATATCAATACGTTAGATATCGATCATAAAAAAGAAGTTGTAGAATATTTAAAAGAAATGTATAATTCATTAGTATGAATAAAGAAGAAATAGGAATAGGAATATTAGACGTTTATACGCAAGAAGATTTAAATAATTGTTATAACAGCATCCCCAAAGACTTAAAAGTATTTGTGGTTTCTGATACAAAAAATAACATACCTGAAAGCGTAGAAAATTATAGAGTTTACGGAAATGGCGTTCCGTTTGCGTCTTTACGTAATTGGCTCATTTCACAATTTAGAATAGCAGGATTAAAACATTTTTTCTTAATTAATTCAAATCAAATTATAAAAAACCAAAACGTTTTTGAAAACATAATTAAAAAAGCTTCAATTTTCGGAACATGGGCTATGGTGGGACCATCTGAAAGCGTTGTAACTATTGATGATGAAGAAAAAAATGAAAGTTTATCAATATCAAATAAACTAAATGCTGATTTTATATATCTGTTTAACGGTATAGTTTCTAATGTTGGCTATTTTGATGAAAGATTTTTTAATACCAAAGATTTAGATGTTGTTGATTATATTTTAAGAATGCGCGAAAAGAAAGTTTATCCGCCAAATAACTATCATCCTATTATTGAAAAAGATATAGACGCATCAAGTAGCACAATTCAAAAAATAAACTACAAAGATATGTTAAATGCGGATCAAAGCGTTCACATGTCTTATGCTTATTTCATGTTCAAATATCAATATATACCTTTACAAAATGAACCTGCACCAGTTCCCAGAGAAGAATTGTTAAAATCTTTAGAAGAAATTCAAAAAAATTATAGTAAAAATGAACAATGAAAAAATTGGAATCGGTTTAATAACCTGTGACCGCCCAGATTTTTTCAAAAAATCTGAAAGTTCTATTTTAGATTTAGAGTGCATTAAAATTATAGTAGATGATGGTGAAAATAAGGTTAATTCTACTCTAAATAAAAAAAATACAAACATTCCTAAATCAGGAGTAGCTAAAGCAAAAAATATTGCTTTAGAATATTTAATTGATCAAAAATGTGATCATATTTTTTTAATGGAGGATGATATTGAAATTATAAATAAAGAAATTTTAGAAAAATATATCGAAGCATCGAAATCAACAGGTATTAAGCACTTTAATTATGGACTTCATGGTAACCATAACTTGGGTTATAATAACGCACCAATAATTAGAAAAACCGTCAATTATCCAGACAACACAAAAATAAATTTATATCCAAATTTACTAGGAGCATTTAGCTATTATCATATAGATGTACTTAAAAAAATTGGATTAATGGATGAAAATTTTTATAATGCTCTTGAGCACGTAGATCACACATATCAAATAATTCAAAAAAAATATCACCCACCGTTTAGGTGGTTTGCTGATATTGAAAATTCTAACGACTATTTAAAAGATATAGTTCCAGATCACCAACAAAGTAAAATAAGAAACGAAAATGACTTTCAACAAACTTTTATTAAAGCTTTAGATTATTTCATTTCTAAAAACGGGTTTAGTGTAGTTCAAGGTTATGGTCCTGTTGAAAAAAATTTTTCAGAAAAACAATGTTTAGATAACTTAAAAGTTATATGGAAAAACAACCAATAGAAAAAATAGGTGTAGGTATCGTTACGTACAATTCTGAATCTTATTTTAAAGATTTATATAACTCGCTTCCTAAAAATAAAATAGACGAACTGGTAACAGTAAACGGAGGAGAACGATATAATGAATCTTTATATGATACAAACTGGATACAACACCACAAAAATTATTATCCAGCTTTTTGTAGAAATGATTGTATCAATTTTCTAAAAAATAGAAACTGCAAGCATATTTTCTTAATAGAAGATGATATGATCATTAAAAATGAACATATATTTGAAAAATATATCGAAGCGTCTAAAACATCAGGCATAAATTACTTTTCATTTGTCAGCATGTCATGGGATTCTGGAAGTCCAAATAATAGGACCCCAAGACTTACAGTTAACTATAGTGAAAATGTTGGGATATCTTTTTATAAAAACATGTGCAATGAATTCACTTATCACAATTCATCGTGTTTTGACGAAGTTGGCGTATATGATACCCAATTTCGTGATCCCTTTGATATTGATATGGCTTACCGAGAGTCAAAAACAAAATACTGTCCTCCTTTTTGGTGGTTTCCTGATCTTAAAAACTCAGATGATTTAATAGAAAACAACCAAAACGCCAAAAGTCGTTTACAATCCGAAAGACCAGACGGTTCTAGAGAAGAAAGAATTAGAGAACAGTGGCAGCTTTTTATAAACAAACATGGTATTATGGTTAATGAAATACCAGACAGTACCCAAGAAGATGTAGTTAATTTTTTAAAATCAATCAAAAATGAATATAGCGATAGGAATTAATATTTTTGGAACTTGTCCAAGACAACAAAAATGTATAGAAGTTTTAAAAAAAATTTCTTTAAAATATTCTAATGTTAAACTATACAATATATTCTATCCTAATGAAAAAAATTTGGATGAGGCATTTATTCCTTTACCTTTGTTAAATGAAAAGGCCAAAGATGTTATTCATAACTCTAATTCACAAAAACCAATAGCTAAAGAGTTTTTTGATATTTTATCAAAACAAAATTGTGAATATTTTATTTTTTTAAATAGTGATATTTTATTATCTCCTAAATTTTTAAACTTAGTTTTAGAAGGAGAATATGAAACTTATTGTGTGTCTCGTCATGACACGCACCCAATTCAATCACTTGAAAATATTGTACCATATCGAATTGAAATAGCTGGTTTTGATGTTTGGGCAATCAAAAAAGATTGGTGGAGTTCTAACAATATTCATTTTGAAAAATATATTTATGCAGAACATCTTTGGGATGTGGCATTTACATTAAAAATGTATAACCTTAGTAAATGTATTATATTAAATAAAGAATTTTATGCTGCTCATGAAAAACATGATATAAAATGGAGTGAAACAAGTCCAGAAGCAGTGTATAATAGTAAGCTATGGGAAAAAAATCCATTATCAATTAAATGGAAACAGTTTATTTTTGAAAATTTAATCAAAAGAGAACCTTATGGGCAATTTTTAATTCCATTAGAAAACGAAAAAGAACTTGAAGAAAAATATTTAAGATTATGAAAAAGTTAGGAATTTTATTACCAGGTAGAATAGGAGATATTATAATATGTTTACCTATTGCCAAATATTATCACGACCAAGGTTATGATATTCATTGGCCAGTTTATGATTTTTTAATTGATAACTTTAAAGACAATATTGATTATGTATCATTCTATCCTCTTAATACACAAAATTTAAATCCCATAGAAGATAGTGAAAAAATTTTTATTGAAAAAGGTTGTGTTATGCTAGATTTATCTTTTACATCACCAGGTACTTGGCACCGAAAAAATACACACCAGTTTGTTTCTCAAAATAGTTTATCATTTGATGAATTTCGATATAAACTCGCTAGAGTTCCATTTGAAGAAAAATGGAATTTAAAATTTAATAGAATAAAAGAAAGAGAAATTGCTTTATATAATGAATTAGTACAAAATCCCAATTATTGCGTAGTTCAATTAGAAGTTTCTGATGGTGTATGTCCACATCAAATTGAATATCCAAAAGATTATCAACTAATAGAGATAAAACCTTATTCTAAATCGGTTTTTGATTGGATGTATGTTCTTGAAAATGCTAAAGTTTTAGCTATGTACGACAGTTGTTTTGCTAATTTAATTGAACAAACAAATTTGAAAAATAAAAAAATTTTCTTTAAGAGAACTGGTCCTCTTACAACCCCAATTCTTAAAAATACATGGAAGATAATTTAAAACTAAATTTGAATAAAGTAACTATCGTCTCAATAAACGGTAGAGATCCTGAAAATAGCGCAAAGGCTATTAAAATAAGTTCTGAAAAAATTAATTTTTACCAAAAAATTATCATCACTAATAAAAATTTATCATATTCTGATATTGAAGTTATTAAAATTGATGGATTAGCCAGTTTAAAGGATTATAATATTTTTTGTATCAAAGAAATGTACAAATATATTGATAGTGAGTATTGTTTGTTTGTTCAGCCTGATGGGTTTGTCGTTAATCCTTACCTGTGGACAGATTTTTTTTACAATTATGATTATATTGGTGCTCCTTGGGGCGAACATTTAACTAAAGACGTTTTACAAAAAACAAATATGCAAGGTGATGTAAAAAATATTGTTGGAAATGGTGGGTTTTCTTTAAGAAGTAAAAAACTTTTAATTGAAACATCAAAAATAGATTACAAAAATCCAGAATTAGAAGAAGATGTAATAATATCGGTTTTACACAGGAAAGATTTAAAACAAGCAGGGATAAAATATGCACCAGTTCAAATTGCTCAACAATTTTCATTAGAAAGTTATATTAATGAAAAATCAATATTGGGTAATAGTTTTGGCTTTCATGGTTCAACAAAATATTTTCCATATTTTACAGAATATGAAAAATTAATAAATGAAATTAATTATGTCTAAAAAAGTTTTAATAGCAGGTATCAACGGAATGGATGGTAGCCATCTAGCCGATTTTCTTCTTGATCGAGGATATCATATCTACGGCATCCAAAAACCAGATCAGAGTATAAACGAAAATACAACCCATTTAAAAAATAAAATAACTTTTCTTAAGGGTGATTTAGCAGATCAACCTTCAATCTTAAAATGTTTAGAAGAATCTAATCCTGATGAAGTTTATAACTTAGCAGGTAATTCATTTTTGGAAGATTGCTGGAAAAATACCGAATCCAATGCAAACGTGACAGGTTTAGGAACATTAAGATGGTTAGAATCAATTAAAACTTTTAATAAAAAAATTAAATTTTTCCAACCTGCATCTTCAGAAATTTTTGGAAGAATAACTGAAAATCCAGCAAATGAAAATACTTCATTTTGTCCAAAAACCCAATATGGCTGCTCTAAGCTTTATGGTTACTGGTTGTGTAAAAACTATAGAGAAAACTATAACATGTTTATTTGTAATGGCATTTTGTTTAATCACGAAAGCGAAAGAAGAAAACCAGTTTTTGTTTCTAGAAAAATAACTCAAGGAGTTGCCAAAATAAAATTAGGATTAACCGATCACATTTCTCTTGGAAATATAGAATCAAAAAGAGATTGGGGATATGCTGTCGATTTTGTTGAAGCTTTTTGGCTTATGTTAAAGCACCACACCCCAGATGATTATGTTTTATCTACTGGGCTACTACACTCAATAAAAGATCTTTTAAATGTTTCTTTTAATTATGTAGGAATTAAAGATTGGGAGAAATATATTAAAATTAACAAAG